TTGGAAGTCCACAGTGTCGCCGAGTTCACCGACCACCTTGACTTCGATAGGTGGGTCACCCTTGTGGTTGTGCGTGCCCGGTATGCGTAGCACCCGAGCGGCATCAGCCGTCACTACGGGATCAGCATGGAGCCCGTTGCGTTTGCATAGCGCCTTGAGCCGTTCGGCTACCGGGTGCCATGTTTCACGTGAAACCGAAGCACTGAGTCTCCAGTACACATGCACGCCGCGCCCTGAGTTGATCAGGGTCGGGCGAGGTAGTTTGACCTGCTTGCAGAACGAGCGCAGTGCAGTCAGCGCATCGGTCTGTGTCGCGTAGTCCTTTGTCGGCCCACAATCGAGGTCGAGGAAAAATGCCTTGAGTTGTTTTACGTTGTTGGCTACCCGAGACCCAGAGTCATCGAATGTGCCAAGTGCAAAGTACGCATCGTATCCTTCACCGTCCAAGTTGTGAGCCGCATGGATGAGCGCGTCAATGGTGGGGTAGAACTTCTGCACCTTGCGACCATCGGAAATCCGATTGGCCCACACACAGTACATACCGTCCTCTCCCAGCACCGCCTCCAAAAATGTTTTTGTGTCCATAGCCGCCGTTCGTTGGTGTGAGAGGGAAAACTGAAAAAGAAGGGGTGGGGAGCGACCCCACCCCGAACTGGACTTCAGTCGTCCCACTCTCCAACGATGTCGGACAGGTCGGCCTTCTCGGTAGCCTCAGCGGGGGTGGCCGTCTTCTTGACCACCTTCTTTGGCTCCTCGACGACTTCGGCGTCCACCTTCTCAGCCTTGGGCTCAGGTTTCGGCTCGGTCTTCAGCACGTTCTTCGCAGCCGGGGCAGGTGCCGGTGCCGACTCCTCACCCTCGGGTTGATCCATCTGGCTCACAGACATGGTGATCGCCTTGGTCGTGTCAGGATGATCACGCAGGGGGAGCACGGTCTTGAGTTCAGACTCGTTGAGGGGGCGCACAGGCTTGAACACCAACTTCATCTGGGCCATGGGGTCAAAGCGCATCTCGGTCACCACGCTGATGACGTGCGTGTTGTGTGCCTTGAGGTAGCGACCGTAGGCTTGCAGGGGCATCTTCTGGCCATCGGCGTCGCCGAAAACAGACGTAGCAGGCAGGTTGACTTGGTACACCTTGTCTTCCACTCCGTTGTCACCAGCCAGCACCACAGCGACACGCTGGGCGAAGCGGCATGCACGGCCTTCACCTTGGGCGGCAGAGCCCTTGATGTTCTGCTTGCAGTCCTTGCAGGCGGCGGCTTGGCGCTGATCGGCAGGCACGCTCTCGTCGGGGCGCTGGGTGTCGCTCGACCAGCAAGTCGGCTTGGACTTCTGGCCCTTGACGTAGGTGCCAGCGTAGAAGGTGCGGGACACGGGCGCGGCGTTGATGATCACCACTTGCATGGCACGTTCTTCAGACACACGCACGGTCTTGCCACCGATGACCTCGGAGAACACGTTGTTCTCAAGGCTGATGCGGCGGTTGCCACCGGAACCGGCAATCTTGTCGGTCAGGTTGTCTTCCAGCCCCTGCAACAGTGCGAGGGCAGATGCGGATTGGTTTCCAAACAGGGTCATTTCGTTCGACATATCGTTTCTCCTTAGATGTCTTTGTCAGGGTTGAGGTCAAGTTCCAACTGCACGGGGGCGTTGGAATCCTCGGGGGTTGGTTCGGTCTTCTCAGGCTCGGGCTTGGGTGCGGAGGTCAGCGCCTCGACCACCTTGGAAACGCTGAATCGGTAGGTGTTGCCCACCTTGATGTACGTTTCCTTCGGGATCAGGCCCTGTCGCACCCATGCACGCACCGTCGAGATCGAGACCGTGAAGTGCTTTGCCAAGTCTTCGATTGGCACAAACGGTTCGGTCATCTCACTTTCTCCTTACGGTAATGGTGTACTCGCTGTCCACGTTCAAGCCCGGGGGCAACAAGTCGGGGTGGGCTTCCAAGAATTGCTTCATGTTGCCCTGATGCAGACGCTTCTCAAGGAGTTCGGGGACGTTGTTCTCGACAACGAACTTGCCCATGGACTCCCAGTCACTCGTCCAGTAGCGTGTTGCCACGCCGCGATAGAACAGTCCCTCGCCCGTCCGCACCGACTCGACATTCTGCTCTTTGCAGTAGTCCAGTAATGCGGCCTTGACCTTGGCCATCTGTTCCTTGAGCGCCTTCTCCTCGGCCTCGAAAGCGGCTTTCTTCTCCGAGAGGGTGGCGTTCATCTTGAGGTACACCTTGACCAGTTTTTCGACTGGTACGGCGGGTTTGCTTTCTTCTGTCATCTCGTTTCTCCTGTAGTTGTTGGGAAGTGAAGTATAGTGGCGTTTCCTCCTTTAGTCAAGCAAATCTTTATAGAGATCGACAATCTTTGAGTGAACGTCGATTTTGTTATCGAGTAAGTTGTAAACGTGTCTTTCTACACCAGAGCCCGCAAGTTGGACGACTGTCGATGGGTGGCGTTGGCCGCTCCGGTGCACCCGGGCGTTGGCCTGTGCGTAGGTCTCAAGGCTGGAGGTTGGCCCCCACCAGACCACCGTGTTGGCCGCAGTCAGGGTCACACCGTGCGCGGCAGACTGGGGCTGGATCACCAGCACCCTCGGCTCGGGGTCGTTCTGGAACGCCCGGAAGATGTCAGTGCGCTTGCCTGCCGGTACGTCCCCGCTGATCACCTCGTTGGTGTACCCGTCCTCTGACAACTTCTGGGACAGGATGGCGATCACGTGCTTGAACGGCACGAAGATCAGCACCTTCTGGCTGGACTCCTCGATCACCTCGGTCAGCACGCTGTACCGCTTGCTGATGTCGAACTCCAAGGTCTCGCCCGTGTCGGAGTACACCGCACCGCAACTGATCTGGAGCAACTTGGACATGTTCACGGCGGCGTTGACCGATGTGATCTCCTCACCTGCGGCCTGAATCACCATGCGCTTCTTCAGCAGGTCGTAGTACTTCTGCTGTTGCTTGGTCAACTCGACGTTGCGGCGCACGTAGGTCATCTCGGGCAGGTCAAGGCACTCGTCCTTGGTGTACCGGATGGCCGGTTGCAGTGCGTTGTATACGGTCTGGGTCGCGTTCTCCTTGGCCACCCAGCGGTAGTTCGTCAACTTCACCATGACTTGATCACGGAAGGACGAGAAGAACTTGGGCACACCTTGGGGGTTGACCAACTTGGCCAGCCCGTAGGCGTCAAGGGGCGACTGGGCGGCAGGGGTGCCGGTCATCATCCACAGCCACGTGTCATGCTTGATCAGGGAGTTCAGCACCTTCCAGCGTTTGGTCATGCTGTTCTTGTAGGCGTTGGCCTCGTCCACCACGATCAGGTCAAAGCCACCGCGCTCGATGTCGTCGGCGACGATCTCCACACCGTCGTAGTTGATGATGACGAATTCAGCGGGGCCGTTGATCACGGCACGGCGCTTGTCCTTTGCACCGTAGGCGATGTCCACGTTGCGGTGCATGGCGAACTTGAACAAGTCAGCACGCCACGCCGAGTCCATGATGGACAACGGGCAGATCACCAGCACCCTGCGGATGCGGTTGGCCTTGAGCAGATAGTCAGCGGCCCAGATGACGGAGCCGGTCTTGCCGGTGCCCTGCTCGTTGAGGCAGAACGCACGGCGGTTCATCGTGAGGAACGCCGCAGTGGTGCGTTGATGATCGAAGGGTCTGTGCTGGCCGGGCCAGTCGTAGCGCCCGAGGATGGGTGAGGGTACGTTCTTGATGCGGAGGTTGCGCAGTACCTGTGCCTCGTCGAGGCCCCAGTGCACAACGACTTGGTTCCCCGGGAGTTCTTTGCTCTTGGGGATGACCGTTGTGATCTGCTGAGGATTGCGTACCCTCAGCAGTAAAGCCTTGTTCTCAATGATTTCCATCGTTTCTCCGCAGACGGCTTGACGGCACGAAGTGGGTCTCCACTCGTGCACGTCGCTGTCGAATTTTTACTGTACTGCTATGCGCAGTGTCGGTCAAGAGGGTTTCTTACCACCCGGTTCACGCACGCTATGACCATTGCGTGCACGATTCTTGGCAGGGGTCGTCAGCCTGACGCCGTGGGCGTTTGTGCCGCCCTTGGATAACATCTTCACGTGGTCGATGTCTTTGCCCTCGCGCTTGTCGGCCTTGCCGTTGCCGTTCTTGTCGGCCCCGGTTTTGTCCATGGCACGACGTGCGCGTTGGCGCTCCATGCGATCAGCGAGTTCGCCCCGCTCCTTCTGTTTCTGGTACTCCCGTTTGTACGGGCGTGGTGACTTGGTATATGGCATAGGGCCTCCTAATACTTCTGCAAGTGTTCGCCAAGTTTAGATCGAATCTGGTGCATAAGGGAACCATCTGCCATCACTACCGTGACGAACAGTGAGATCATCATGTTCTTGATCCCTTGGCGGTCTCCCGAGTCGAACTTTCGTTCCAACTCGTGGATGGCTCCGTTGGTGCCACCGATGGCGTAGGGGTCGAGCGCCCGGTACAGGGCCACCAGCACCCGCTTGTCCACCTCCTGATCCATCAGCAGGGCAACCCGTGCGGTCTCTTGGTCGGGTAGATCAATCATTGGTGGCCTCCTTGTACTCGCGCTTGGGGGTGTATGGGAACGTGATAGGTTGTGCGCTGTCCCGGCTCGTGAAGTGCGACTTGAATCGTTCGCCTGTCTCCTCGTCGGTGCACCAGTCCCAGAAGATGACCGCCTCACCGTCGTACGCCTGCCCGTTGAACCGATCCGCTTGCTTGAACACGTGGCCGCACCGCTTGTTCTGGAACACACCGTCGTGAACTTCGCACCACTCCCAGTCCTCGCCGGTCAGCGGAACAATCGGCTCAAACATGGCCAGTTGCTTGAACAGGTTGATGGTGTAGGGTGCAGAGGTTCCACTGTGCCCCTCATCGGCGAACACCTTCAGAAGTTCCAGCACATGCTTGCAGATCGCTTCTTGCATCTCGTCGTTGAAGTTGCCTTGGTCGTCAGTCCATCCCGCCGCACGGAACTCCATGCGTGCGTGCTTCTCTAGGTTGCTCATCATCCATTCCTTCCGTTGTGAGGGCACGCCAGAACAACACAGTGCTTCTTGCACAGTCCTGACGTGCGGGGGTTCCATACGTTCGTCGAGTACGCCATCTTCATCTTGGCGTAGTCGGTCAGCCACTTCTGCCACAGAGTCGGCTCGTCCTCGCGGGTGTACTCGGCCTTCGGGAACTCGTTGGAAATCACGAACAGCAGACCCGACTTGACCCGGTTGACTTGGGGGAAGTGCTTGAACACAGCCAGCGTCATCAACTCCAACTGGCCTTTGTCGGCGTACTTGGCACTCTTGCCGGTCTTGTAGTCCAGCACGAACGCAGTGTCGCCTCGTAAGATGATCAGGTCAGCGATGCCTCGCCACCACACGTCCGGTGCTTTGAACCCGCACGGCTCAAGGTTCTCGGTCAGGCCCATCTCGTACTCGCACAACTTCTCACCCTCCATGGCCTTGAGCCTGTCGAGTGTCTTCTGCGCGTAGGAAAACTCCGGGGGCAACGGCGTGCCATCACGGATGTAGAACTCGGCGGCTTCGTGGAAGCGCGTGCCGTAGATCAAGTGCTCGGCGTTCTGATCCTCCTGAAAGTCTTTGGCAACCTTCAGGTGGTAGTACTTCTTCGGGCACTGCTCAAACGTCTTGATGGACGAGAACGACCATGCGGGAATCTTGATCACAACGACTTCCCTTCAGGTGCAATGGCACCGAGGATGCTGTTGGTGACGGCTTCTTTCGTGGCCATCATGGACTTGGCAAGGTTGTGCGAATACTGCTCGGCGATCTGCGGTGCGTCATGTTCTTTCTTCCGGGCCTGCACTCGTTGCATGCACGTTAGGATCGCAACCTTCTCCTCCTCAGAGTAGAGTTCGCCGGAGGACTCCTCCAGCAGATCATCCATGACTTGTTGCAGTACCTCCTG